CAGTACCGACTGGACCTACAGCATCACGAGGAAGATCTTCAGGGACAGCACCGAGTTCTTCCATCACATCGTAGATACTATCTCCACTTCCAAGCGCAGAACTGACATCAATGCCAGCCGCGTTGAGGATGGCAGAAACTGCATCTACTGGAATTCCTACACTGTTTGAAATGCCTAGAGTAACTCCATGACCAAATTCTTCAAACGGACTGTCAAGATGCTCTGCTCTTCTTTGGGCTGCTAAGAACAGACGCTCTCGCTCCGCTGATTCAGCTATGTATTGCTGACGGAGAGCTTCTAATTCATCAGCACCACCAACTTCACCTTCTGGTTGGAGTTGCTGTAATAGATCTTCTTCGGTAGTTGACATCTAGTCATCCTCACTCATAAAAGTCATCCCATGCCTTACGATGTTCCATCGGCATGAGCTTCCATTGTAATTCTGATCCAGCCCATCCAGGAGGAGGCATCTCAAACTTAGCTTCTCCTTCTGCGTATTCTGGTACATCCACAGAAGGAAGACCTGGGATTATTCGTGTTCTGCGTTTCTGTCGGTCAAGAGGAACACGTAGATCCCTCAAGAAGATATTAAGTAACCGAGCATTCTGTTTGAGATCACTACGTTCTTGCTGCGGAAGTGTTACATCCTGCGCACCTTCTATAGCATCCAAGTAACGATCCCAAAGTTCACGATCCAAAGCGACCATCCTGATCTTCATAAGTTCTGGAGTATCTAAGATTGAATGTTCAATGGCTGCTTCTTCAATCGCCATTTCAATCAATCGTACTGGCATCCTTGGGTTATCAATTAGCGCTCTGGCAAGATCACGTGATCGCAGCATCAATCCGTGTCTACCTTCAATCGTCTTGACGGCGAGCGGAATTCCTACCCTTGAACCGCCGAATATACTACTTATGATTGAACCGCCGACTCTAGCAGCAGCCCACGGACCTGTTCCGTCTGTCATATCCCAGAGTGATGTTCCTTCATCAATACGACGCATCACTATATCATCTGCGAGCTTCTCTTCTTCACTACGGTAATCCACCGGACCATCACTCACTCCGTTCTCTGGTCTTGGAGGACGTGACTTTTCATCATCTGGGAAGTATCCTTCAAACTGACTTAGATCATTCAGTGGTATTTCTCTGACTGAACCATTGATCTCGTTCACTAATCGTGCCACGCCGAGTCCTTCCACAATTTCAATACCGACATAGCCATCGACAAGTGCCATCGCTTCACCTTCACTGAAGTTATGAAGTCTTACGAGATCGTCAACCTTAGCTTGTCGTGTCCTTGCTCCTCTACTACTCGTACCAGCATACCTGAGCGTTCGCAGAGCTTCCTGCCCCATCTTAGTCTCACGCTCAAATTCAAGCTTCGCCATTTCAAATTCAGCTTCAGTGAGAGGACCACCGACTCCGGCGAGCGCAAGATCTATTTCACTCAACCCTGCTGCCTGTGTAGCTTCAAACTTTCTTTGCTCAGCAGCGAGCGGCTGAAGGTTACGAGATACCGCAGCAGCAGTCTCACCGATTGATCCAGCCTTCGTCGTCGCTCCTAGACCGGCAGAGAGAGCAAAGAGTTTCTCTGCACGTGACGGTCCTTCCATTTCCTGTATGCGCTTGCGAGCTTGCTCAAGCGCTCCTCTAATACTTTCTTGCTGTTCCTCAAGTGCTGCGAATGCTTCTTCTTCTCTCCCAGGTAATCTCATCATCTGCTGAGATAAGATCGCCCGAGCATAAGATAAACTCTCAGGAGATGACTGCTGGCCACCACCAAGAATATTTTGTAATGCGACGGACAGTTCTTCTTCAGTTGTTGCCATTACAGTTCTCCCCATCCTTCCTGAGGCTTCCAGTAATCGGGGTCAGCTTCCTTCTCTACGAAGCCTCCTTTGGCGTACTGTACGAGACCTCCTTCTGAACGATTGAAGATATCATATGCTCCGGCTCCTGCTGATAGGAACGACCCAAGCTGAGACAGACCCGGTGGAGCGTAATCAAGATTCGCCATTGGTCCATATTCCTGCCTCGTTTGAGCAGTGTTATACGGCAGTCCCCTGACAGTAGCATTCATCCAATCTATAGTCTCTCTTGGGTAATCTCTCTGACGTTCAAAATCAGAGTACGCTAGATCTAGACTTCGCTGATCCATTCCTCTCCGTGTTCTACCGACTGCTTCCATTGCACCTGCATCACCGTATCCCATCCTGGACGCCATCTCTCCGAGCGCTCCATACATGCGTGAGCCTTCAACGCCGAGTTCACCGGCGATGCCAGCCGCTTGAATATCTCTTGCAGCATCTGCGCCATACAATTCTCCAGCCTGACCATACCCTGTAGATAATGCCGCGAGTTGCTGAGAAGTAAGACTTTCAGACATATCTCTCGTTGCTCTACCAGCCATATCCATCATGCGATCACTACCGAAATGACCAGCACGAGTGAACGCACTTTGTAATCCTGGAAGTGTCTGCTCCGTAAACTGTCTTCCCGCAAGTTCTGCCTGACGATTCAACACATGACCTATGAACGGATCCATGTATTCTCCGACAGCAGAGGGGAATCCCTGTGTCCCCGCACCAAGATATTCTCCAGCTTGCGTAAGTCCACCTCCGAGTGTCTCTCCAGCCATCCCATGATAAGGTTGCCACGCTCCTACGTTCTCTTCGGTCATACCGAACGCTTGCTCTTCTTCTGGGCTGAAGTCCGCTATACGAGGACCTCCATAGGGTTGATATGGTTCCCCCGCTATTGCATTCGCACGAGAGATTATCCCTTGCGTATAGTCAGACAACCATTGAGGCATTGTCTCAACTGTCTGTCCGTACTGCGAGACTGACGGAGGCGGTCTTCCTTCAAATAGAAAATCGTTGATTGGCATCTACTTACCCTCTTCCTTTTTCGCTTCTTTCAAATCCTTTCTGAACCGTCTGATAAACTTAGAGTCTTTCTTAAACCCTCCAAGTTCTTCAAGCAATTCAGCCTTCTCTTTGTCTGACATTCTTCTGCCTTCTTTACGACCAGTTTTTCTTCTGGCTCTCACCCTCTTTTCTACTGGTCCTACTGCCGAAGTACTTTCACTTTCTGCCGCACGTTCAAGAGCCGCTAGAATACGTTTAACTGATCCACCCTTCGCAAGTCCAGTGATCACCCTGCTTCCACCGTCTAGTGACTTGAGCTGAGAAGTGATTTCATTGACTCGCTTCTTATTACCAGACGTGATCGCTTGCTCTAACCTATTAGCTAGACGTTTGAGATTTCTCAGTGCTGTCTTACCAGTAGAAACTTTGCCGCCTTCTTCCATGTACAGTTCAGGTTTCTTGGCAGCATCACTGAAGCCTCCCTTCGCAAGCTTCTTCGCCTTGTGCTTGCGGAGCTTCTCGCGCATTTGATCCAGACGACGCGCTCCGGCATCTGTACTTCCATCACCGAGTAACGCAACAGATTCACTGTCTATCACGTATTCACCGTCACTCAGCACTGCTGGAATATCATCACTGCGACCAGTCCCAGGCCCACGAACGTGACCTCCGGTTTGATACTTCTGTATGAGTCCGCCGAGCGCAACATTAAGTCCTTGAGGGGGACCTCCGTATCCTCCGCCGTATCCTCCACTCGAATATCCCGGTGGGTACGCCATTCCGGAATTCTGATCGTACGTCCACCCTTGAGTTTGGAGTGATGCACCTTCAGTTGGAGATACCTGAAGAGGCTGAGTCCCCTGAATCATAGGACCACCTCCGCCAGTTGATCCCATCGGACCTTCTGGGGTCAGTGATGGAATCACGTTCGGCTCAAAGAATGATGCTTCACCTTCTTGCGGTCCGCTCGCTCTCCCATACGTGAAGTAGTCCGCCGCTGGCAACTGAGTCCTGTCAAACGAAAGATTCGGCAACGGATCATTGAACCCTGGAGGTAGATTAGCAGAGAAGTCTGGAGGTCCTTCGTCTCCACCACCGCCAAACGCTCCAGCCATTCCAGCAACACCGAGCGCTCCTCCGGCTGTGAGCCACGGATGTTCTTGCATCCAGTCTTTACTTCTATCCCACCAACTCGGGTCAGCTTGAGGAGCTCCACCAGATAACACTGCTCCGGGAGTGAGACCAGACCCGAGACCGGATATATCACCTGGATCTCCAGCGACTGTCTGTGGTAGGAGTTCACTGCCATAACCGAATGGATCTGCCGCATTTGGATCGATACTCATAGACCCCGGAGTTACATCAAACTCACCCTTCATGCCTCCACCCATAGGAGTGAAGATATCTTTACCGATGTCAGTCAGCTTCCGCTCTATCTTCTGCATCGGTTTGCCCATCATAGACGAAATTGCTTGCCCGGTAGCTCCGGCTCCGAATCCTACACCTGTCGCTTCTCCTGCTACTCCACCGAGCAGAGCATCTCCAGCTATCTCTGCTGTCGCTCCACTCAATCCAATCTTCTTACCAATGTCAGCGCCGACTCCGCTCATCGTCAGACCACTGAGCGCTCCACTGATCGCTCCAGTCTTACCTCCACTGACTGCGCCGATACCAGTACGAAGAACCGTATTGCCGATCGTCGCCGCAGCTTTACCAGTAGCACCGAGCCATCCGCCGATTGCACTGCCGAGCCCAGGAGCGAAAACATTCAATGCGATAGGAGCAAGGATGCTGAAGAGTGGGCTCTTGACAATCTTCTTAACTGTCTTCTTGATTCCTTTCCATAGCTTACTCAGGAATCCATACTCAGGAACACCTGTCGTCGGATTGATATCTGGCTCACCCCACATAGAAGTGATAGCTTCATACTCTTCAGGGGCTAGATGAAGAAGCATCTCGTCGTCACCGCGACCAGCTTGCCGAACTTCTTCAGCTTGCTGCTCCATGACCTGTCCGAGTCCGCCTTGTTGATATCCATTGACCGCTCCGCCCATATTATACATACGAAGTTGTTTTGATTTTCCGCCCTTCGGACCACCGAGCTCTTCCGCTGCTACAGTCACGAGCATTTCTAATGCTCCAGGGACCTGAGCAAGAGAGCCGATCTGTTCGGTCATTTCTTTGCCGCGTTGAAATTCTGTTCGTCCTGTCATAGTCCTATCCTAGTTAAGTTCTTGGGTCAAGAAAAATAAACTCGCCCACTCCCGCCAATCATCGAAGTCGTATGGGTTCGGAGTATCAAATCCTATGAAGTCTGGGTCTCCTACCAAATTCAGAGCCCAATCTTGCCATTTTTCTGGGTCATCTAGTTTCTGTGTTGTTCCAGTGCCAATCTCAAAGAATGAATTCAACCTGTCAGTCCATTCTATGACGCCCATGTGATCTGGAGCAAGTATCATGATTCTACTCTTTCGCCAGCTATATCTAACTGCGCCAACGTCTCGCCAAATTCGTAGTTTCCGCCCACTATATTAGATGTAAATTTGAAACTCATCAATCGTCTAATGGTTTTCAGTTTGATTGTCTCATCTGTAGAATCGCTTGCTACTTCAGGGAATGTTCTAGGTGCATCTTCTATGAATGGAGCCTTTGAATTAACGCGACCTCGTATATTAAGTGTCATTTCTTCCTTCTGTACAAAATCAGGTTCCACGCGAGCTACTCTCATTTCCGCATTGCTCGGCTGCTGATCATCGACTGGCATTCCAATTTCTGCCGTTTCAAAGTGCGATGAAATTGCGGTAATTGTAGAACCATCTATTTCGTCCACTCCAGTCTCATGCTGCCAAAGTGTAAACTTCATCGGAGCCCCGACATTATCTGCATCAACTAGGAATGGCTTGTTATATACTCGCGCATAGATTCCAGCCGTTCTTCCTGGAGTATTCCCAGGACTTCGTTCTAACGGTAGTTCCGTGTCGTACCATGATCCTTCTTTCACGTTGAAGATAATCGCATGAGTACACTCCCTCGCGCTTCCTCTTGGGTAGCACCACCATATTTCATGAAACCTGGGAACCTTGAATGCGAACACTTTCTGTCGTTGACTAAAATTCAAATTGTCAAAAAAGAAGTTGATATTAAAATCATTCGGTACATCACGCACGACACCATTGAACATGAGCCATCTATCTACTCCTGGCCAGAAGTACGTTCCATCATACTCGATGACTGCCTGACTAGACAATATACTGATGTCAGATGCAAGCGTATCAAACTGCCATATCGCAAGTCCACCGACGAACACTGCACGAATGAGCGCATCCAATGACCAGAAGATACCAGCCGGACCCTGACCTGCTCCGCGCAGAGGTAATCCGGCGACGACCTTCTGTTGCGTGATGAATGCTTCCGCCTCTAACGTAGTGGGGTCATTGACGTTAGACCAGCCGATGCGTCCATTGTTACCGAAGCTGAATAGGTATGGACCAAGAGTTACAATCCCTCCACTCACTTCTGGGAGAGTTGAATCTACGAGTATAGAAGGATCTACTACTTCCCCAAGATAGATCTTTGAATTCACTGTACTATCTATGTCAGCAAGATTAGATCCAGGATGTGCGACCACATCTGTGAAGATTGCGACTGCATCGAAGAAGTGATCAAACTGCCACAGAGCATTGACGTCTGTAAATCCTACAGGAGTTCGAGTGTTGAGCGCGCTCAAAGATCCACTTCCAGTAACGATGTACTGAGTAAGATTACTCGCTCCACCGATGTGCAGATACCGAAGACCGTTCGCGCTGAAACTGGTCATTCCTCGTGCTATCTCTGGAACCTCGCTGGTCACTGCTTGATATCCGCCGATCTTTCGTGGACGTCCACGCTGGAACCGAACCCACTGTCCATCTATATAGTTCTCACCTTCAAGAACTGTTCCGTCCCGTTTAATACCAGGAGCAGACCTAATTTTAATCGGGTTGGCCATTACGGTTTGCCTATCCTCTGTCTGATAGCCGCGTTCACTTGACCGAAATTCAAATCTGGAAGACTCTGCGTAGCTCGTAATGTGTTGAGTTCATCAACCAGAACTTTGATGATCGCTGTCAGATCTTTCTTTTCATCAAATAGATTCTGTGCAAATCCAGATTCCTGGTCTTCCAAAGCATCTACGAGTTCAGAATCTAGATTCGCCTGATCCGCAGTATAGGTGATGAGTCCAGCATCCATCGTCGCTTGATCAATGTCTGGCAATTCAATTTCAAGAGTGTCGGGGTTAAAATATATCATCAGATCCATAGCGCCAACATGACGAGCGAAAGAATGCCAGTTGTGACCTACTAAAAGAGTAACTTTTCCCATTATGCTATTATCTCCAATTCCAGCCAGATTGAACCGAACACAGTGAATCCACTGGAGTTCTGGCGCAGCACGTACACCTCAAAATAATCTCCGGCGTTCACGTTAAGGACTCCGGTGTTGAACTGCGTTCCCCACCAACTACCAGATCCGGCGGCGCTGTTTGTGTTCTGATAAAGGTATCCTGATGGTCCAACTTGAACTGGATCAGTAGGAAGATACCCACCATTCCTTCTTATCCGCATGTGACGATAGCCGCCGGACGTATTACCTTGTATTCCGTATCCAGTACGGATGATTGCCTTAGTCACTCCCGGAGGTACATTGAACCGAGTTCGCTGCGCGATTGACCAGACAGCACCACCTTCGGTGTCATGTAGTATCACGCCGAATATTACTGCTGCCTCATCGTTGCCACCACCGAGACCCGGAACTGCAAGCGAGAAGTTCGGAGTGTTATTCAATGGCCAATTCCCAGTGGTGTTCCGATATACTTTAGTCCCTCGGTATGCTCCTCCACCTCCTCCTCCGCCATTTAAGACAAAGTCAGTACCAACATCATCGGTAAATATCAAGTTGTTTGGTACATCGTCCCTGACCCAAAGCGAACCGAAGTTAGCAACATTTGAAAGCGCAGCAGACTTTTCCTCAATACGAATCTCAATCCCATCGTGGAAAGCCCATGACCAATCATTCGCAGAATTTGGAGTCCAGCTAATTCCATTCGTACCAACAAAGGCATTGATATTGTTTCCGATGTCATCGCGGATCTGGAAGAAACCACTGGAATCTGTATTCACTCTAACGATCTTGTCTTGAATCGTCAAGGCGTTGTTGGCACCGACTTCGAACGATATAAAACCTGCGGCATCTATTTTGAGTTGCAACGAGTTTACAGCTACGACTTCCATCGCAACATTAGAAACTATATTAACTGGTGCAGGTTCGGTGGCATCAATGGTTAAGAGTCCAGTGCTAGGGAATCCGCTTTGCACTGTGAGCGCTGCACCAAGTTGAATGTCGATGCCTTGTGTCGTGAACTTTCCAGCAAACGTGACAGTCTCGAGATCGGGTACTCCTCCTCCGGCTGCCGCGACAACATCAGCGACCGTCGCCTTACGACTAAGATCTGAATCATCTATATCCTGAAAGACCAAGAAATCTGCAGCATCAGGAACAGCTATCGTGAGACCTAACAGAGCAACATTGAATGTGATGTCGGCGGCGAGAGTACCAGTACCATCTAATCCCTCTCCTGCAATGATCGCTCGTGTATTCGGAGGCACTCCCAGGTTCGTTCTCGCTCCAGGTGCAGAAATTGCTCCTGTCCCACCCTGAGCAATCGTAATGGGAAAGGTGATTACACTGGATTCCGCATCCAACACGTTAGTTCCGTCACAGTACAGGATTACTCTGTTCCCTTGCGGAATTCCAACTGGTGTCACTTGTGTTGCTGTCGCAACTTCTAGAGCGAATGCTCCGGTCGTATTGTTGTCCACCCAATACTCTTGGATAGTACTCGGTACGATAATCTTTCTATTGGCAGTCAATGCTCCAATGAACCGATAAGCTACACGATCCAACTGAACGCCAGACAATACGAAGTCACCACCACCGGCAACATTGACCTCGATGAAATCAAAGCCAGTATCCAAAGCAGAAGTCAATCCGACTGTGAACCAATCAGACCCATCCGTTATGAAGATACCTGACACTCCAGGGTTCAGTATCAAATTGATGTTACCATCAATAAGTCCAATCGGGGTTGATATCGTCAGTACACCTGTTCCACCATTTCTTATGTATGTAAACCAGTCAGAGCCGACAGTTACCGGATCCGGTAGATTAAACGTGCCGACTCCTCCGTTCCAGATATTCAACTGCGCACGATCAGCGTCCGTCATGTTCAGTGGCGATTGTCCTGCACCAATCAGTGTGGGAGGAAGGGTCTGGTTGAGCTTCGTCATTATCGCTTTGAGACCAGCACCTGCGAGTGCAGCCGCAGCAGCGACAGAAACAGTCGCTCCAAGTTGGAACGTTCTCCATACTCCAGCCGCAGTGCTGTTATCCGTCAGGTAGATGAACCACGCTGTCCCGCCGATCGGAGTTATGATCGTACCTCCTGCGCTGTCCCGTACAGTGAAGTCGTCGAACCCTACGTTTGTGATTAAGGAAGTGTACCCGGTTGACACCTGACGAGCATCACTGAAGTCAACATTGAGTCCAGGAATAGTTGCATTGACATCAATAATATCTACCGCTACGTCATCACCACCGATCTGCTGTTCTATCGGCCACTGAAGTACGACATCAGCACTGATCGTTAGATCTAAGTATGTCCTCTGTGCAGGGTTGATCGATCCGCCGCCGAAGACGTCATTGTATCCCATGCTATGCCTCCTGTCTCGTTGAAGACCTATCTATGATCTTTTGTATATCTTCGCCGTTCAATAGTTGCAGATCACGATCGTACGTCTGCTGCCACAATGGAACTCGTTTGTCGTTCACTAAGAACCTCGATGATTGGAGCAATGCTCCATGGAGCAGTGCGTTCGGTGCATACAACGACGACCAGTTTGTTTGATTCGTCGCATCTAAAAGTGCCGGAAGCTCGTAGTACAGAAGTTCAAACGGATACGCAAAGTCCGGCGTTGGACTGAACAAGAAGTTGAAGTAGTCGTAGTCCGCGTAAAATCTTGGCTGATTTCGTAGATCTTCATCTGGCCAGTAGAGCCGACAGTACTCGTAAGAACGTGGGAACAGAGGGGTTCTCACCTGCTCTGCTCCCACGCCGAAGTTGATGCTTACTGTATCTCTCCAACGATCTGGCTTCTGGTACACTGAAGTTCCTATCGCCATTGTATTTGTCACAACATTGATGAATCCTTGGATCTTCAACGCGCGAGCAAGATCTCGTTCCGCGAGGTTAATCAAGCGGGGGAGTTGATCAAACACCGTCGGATCGACTGATGTGCCACGCTCCAGGTAATCTCTCAAATCATCTTGCAGAGAATCAAATGTCATTGCAGTAGGCATCGTTCGTACTCCTACTCAGGCTCAGGCTCAGGTTCTGGTTCCGGCTCAGGTTCCGGCTCAGGCTTCGCTGCTGCCTCCGCCGCTTTCTGGATGGTATTGTGAGCCGCATCACTGCGATCTCGAAGCGTCTGCCATTCAGTTGGAGTCGGGGCTCTGTTTCCTTCAGCCATCTTTTGAATTACCTCCGTGAACTCTTTCAGTTCTGTATGTGCTTCATCCCCACGTTCCAGCAACTCACCGAGCATAGCCAACAGTTCAGATGCTTCTTGCAACTTCAAGTTGGATCCACCACTGAGCGCCGGATTGTTAGTCAGCACAGATACTCCGCGAATTGCGACAAGGATCAATTGAATAATATTCATTACGTCGCTCCTCGCACTGCGGATATAAGATTAGCGATTAGAGGTCTCGCTCGTTCGACCCATGCGTTTAGCTCATTCATAGCTCTCACGAACTTCTCCTCTCCTGTTCCGCCAGCTTCATACTCTGCTTTGATCACTGTGAATTCCAGTGTCGCATCTAGCAATGAGTCTGCTACTGGCTTCGCCTGTGCATCCGCGCGTCCTATCGCTCGTATAGCACTGTCCGGAATAGTACCACTGGAAACGAGCTTCGCAGCTTGTTCCTCAATGATAACGAACGTACCATACGTCGCGAATGCTCTCTGTTCAGTTGTTTCTGCCTTCGCGATTGGGTTCGATGCCGCACATGCTTGAAGCGCGAGCATAACCACGAATAGGTAGAACGTCTGAACGTGATTCCATCTTACTGGTATCATCCTACTGTACCTCCTCCGTCACCCGATCCTGTGACTTTGTTTACCAGACGTCGGGCTGATATCGCCTGGAAGTCTTTGAAGAATGTGATCGCGCCACCGATCAGCAGTATGGTCCACTGAAGACCGGAGATGTCACTCAAAGAAATGATTGATTCCCCGCTCAATAGTGCCAGTGCTGCCGTCAGTAAAGCAATGACGGTCGCAATAAATGCTCCTACGATTGTATTCATCTTACTCTCCTGTCCCACACTTGGAACTGATTGTCAGACGATGAGTTTCCTCCCGCCCTAATTGTTCAGTGATGATCTTCATAGCTTCACCACTACTTGAAACGGCGCGCTCGTATTTTCCTGTTTTACGATTCTTCATTACAGTGCGCCGAGTCCCAGGTCCGATGCATCCTACGACGTCACCAACGTAGTTCGCAATATGAATAAGAACAAGATAACGACCGAAACTACGCGGTCTATCATCTTTCAACCTGTACACTCCCAGGTCAGGGTTCGATAAAATATACACTTCACCTCTGTTCGGTCTTGTCCATGGGTCAAGTATGTAATCCCCATCAGGGATGCAGGAAGCAAATGGCTTTCCTCCTCGAGCATCCCAAGACACCCACGGACGTTCAATAGTAGCCAGATCAAAAGAACCAATACTAAGAACACCCTCAGTTTCCGATGGTGCATAACTGAACCTCTCAAGCGTTAGATTCATCAGCTTGTGTTGTTCGCTACGAGAGCCGCCTTAGCTTCTTCCAATGCAGCCAACTGAATTTCTAGATCAGCCAAATACTCTGCATCGCCCACAGTCCAATCCTCGTCTTGTCTTTGTCGGAACTCCAACGCCGCGATATCCTTTTTCGTAGCGTTGATGTCCCGTTGCAGCAAGGCAACGAATGCACTATTGATCGGATCCACCTGGGATGCGACCGTTTCCTTGATCGACTCCTGCATCTCTTCAGCTAATGCATCCACGAGGATGGGCTGAAGAATGAACCAGAAAATAGGCACGAGACCTGCGTAGGTAATGATCTGATTCACACCTATGCGAATTCCCGCCTCTTTAACTTCGGCCTTGCTTGCCATTTTACTTCTCCGCTTTCTTCCCACCTTCAATGGGAACTATGCCTGACTTCTTCTCACCATCACCGTCACCTTCTTCCTTCTTGGCTGGTACATTGACGACGACTACTTGACCGTTAGCAATCGCTGTCAGGAGCGCATTCAACGTACCTATGACTCCACTGATAGCCATCGGACTAGGGATACTCACTGCACCAGGAGTCTGTAGAAGTTGAACTCCTGCTGCCGCAGCTTGCTGTGTCTGTTCGTGAGTGAGATTTACAAGGTTCTGTTCCATGGTTACTTCCTCTTTATGTATTATCTATGGTGTTGCGAATTGCCGAACGAGCTTGATCTATCGTTCGGTTGGGTAAACCTTCTATTGTTCTAAGAATATTGATTTCATCGAGTAGTATCTCTACCAGTGCGCGAAAGAGTCTGCGCACATCATACGCTTCCTTCTCCGAATCCTTCTCCGCAGTTTCTTGATCAGCCGCAGTAGCGGCGTCAATGTTTGTCTGGTCGGCTACGTAACTAGCGAATGCCGTGTCGAGAGTTGCCTGATCTGCACTCTCAACTTCCAGTTCGGTAGTAGCTGGATGCCAAATGTTGAGAAATGGATCGGCTCCCGCCATCTCTGCAATCTTAACCCAGTCGTGAGAAAGTGTTGCAACTACTTTGAATCCCATTATATTAACCTCACAGCTTTCATTGAAATTTCATTTGCATTATCTGTACCTGCACCTCCACCGGTCAAAGTCTCACTGAGTTGCAACGTGATGAAGTCGGTGGCAGTTAGACTGACGATAAACGTGAAGGAGAGATGGTTATCGAATGGTGCAGTAGCATCTCTGTGGAAATCGGTATGATTAACAGAACCTGGGATGCCTGTCCCCGCATCATTGAGTCGTACTCTTGCGTTTATACTACGGCGACGATTTGCTGCTCCGGGATCCGGATCAGCAGTAACGTCAACCATAACCTCATAAGTGCCAGTCGCTCCGATTATGATATTATCGGTATTAGTGACAAGATCGTGATCTAACACGGTGGCGTCTGTCTCGACATCCGTCACGTCCATTGTGATGTCAACGAATGCTGTAGTGAGTAAGTAGTCTGTCGTACGACGAGCCTGAACTGAATGATTCCGACCCGTTGTACCCAAATTCAATGCGAAGTCATTGCCAGCGTCATCTGTGAACATCGGAGTGTTCGGTGTGTCGTCGCGTACCCACCACTGCCCGTATCCAGCAACGTCAGCACCAGCAGCCGCTTGTTCATCCATCAATATCGGATACTCAATCTGCAGAGCGTCGGTGTTCACACCTCCCATCGTGAAGTAAGTTCCGTTGTGCGCCATCTGAACCCAATCAGTATTACCAGCATCTTCAATACGGAATCCTAATCCATCACCAATCGTGAAGATGCCTGTAGAAGGACCATCGAGATAAAGAATAGGTCCGATTGCGCCAACACCCTGATTCTGAATCCAGAAGTCATTAGTCTGTGCTCGATCTTCAAACCTAAGCGACATACCATCTTCGAGATTAAAGCCAGGATCAGCTTCATCCATGCCACCAACGTTGATAGTCGAGGCACCTAAACTATCAAGCGCATTCGTTAGCAATGCACCGACTGCAGTCATTCGGACAAGAGTGTTTTCAACCCACGCTGAGCCATTCCAACGAAGCGAAGCATCAGTTACCGTACCAGCCGGAAGCTCACCTCCAGGTCCAACACCCGCATTCAGGACAAAGTCAGTACCAGCATCGTCAGTGAACATTGGGACGTTAGGAACGTCATCTCGCACCCAGAATGCACCATCTGCTGCCCCTGGAACGGGTGAAGTATTTCGTTCATCGAATTCTAGAAACTTGGTTGCCGAAATGTGGAATGACGTCTCATCAAAGAAATAGTTTTGCTGAATCATTGCAACCTGCTGAGTCGATGAACTCAGCCGCAAGATGTCATTGTGAGCGTTAGAACTAAAGTCTAACCTGTGATTGAGGGATGATAATGAATAGTCATGTCGTATGAAGAAAAAGTTAGCTCCGGTCTGATCCCGCAGAGTAGCAAAGTTATATAGAGTACTGCCCGTCGGCAATACATCGATCACATCGGCACTTGGTGCTACGTTTATAATACTCAGATGAGGTCCAGGACCAGTCGTAGCGTCTATCGTCAAGTTATCTAAGATATCAACAGTGATCGCACCGGCAACTTCAGTAACACTAAGTCCCAGAACTCCTCCAGCAGTTAATCCAAGAATGTCAAGCCCAGGATTGTACACGCCAGTATCAGTGTCAACAGCGAAACTGTAAGTCGGTACTCCGACTCCACCGGAACTGAGCAACAGAGGATCTGTCGATCCTATCTCTGATACGAATGCCAGAGTCTCCGCACCCTGCTTGATCCGACCAGAAAGACCCGTAATGTTGATGTCAGTCGTACCGACTGTAGCTAACAGCCCGTCAACACCATCGTGACTCCACTTAAGAGAAAAGGCGTCAGTAGTATCATAGATGGCGAGGACGTTACCATGTCGGATGCCCACTTCGCCTGAACCCTCTATCCGTACCCTCTCAGTCGAATCCGTGAACAGTGAGAAAGGAGTAGCTGCGTTTTGAGTACCTATCCCTCCACTTTGACCGGCAGGTCCATTCACTATCACAGCAGCTACATGGTTGGCACCTGTGTGAAAGATTTGTACATCACCTCCGCCAGGAGTAGTTTCACGCTGACCAAAGATCTGTACATTAGTTCCACCCAGATCACCGACATTGTCATTTACAAATCTAGCTGTGACAAAATCAGAAGGGAAGTCAGAATCACCATGTACTTTGAAATATAAGTTACCTGCGGGACTCGAAGCATTTGATTCAATATCAATGCCGTCGCCCAATCCATTGATAATAAATGCTCCGCCATTGACGGCAGTCATGTTGAAATCAGTATTGTCATGCTCCATGCGCATACGACTACTGAGACCAGATCCAAAAATCTCAAGGCGCTTGTTGGTACGGTCCCATTGAAACTGTGCATCACCCTCAAGTGTACCGTCTCCGGTCCATACACCTATCTGCTCATCAACAGGAATACCGACCTTGAATACGTTACCGAATCCACTTGAAGGTCCATTATAAAGTACATCCCAGAACTGCCCTGTTGAACCAGCACCACCGACAGCGATCAATGAATCTCCAGCAGCGACAGTTATTGAATTGTTAGGTCCGTTACCGAAGTCATTGTTGGTACTTGGGAATACCTGCAGAACATTCGCACCACGATTGACGATGACAAGTTGCATCCCTCGGTTCTTCTGAGGAGCCGTCACCACGTCGTTCGGGTTCGCTACAGTAATCACTTCACTGTAAGACGAATTCAGTTGACCTTGGAATTGAGTCTGCGTAGTTGAGGCGACAATTCCATCTTCAAACTTATTCGTAACGGTCACTTCGCCCGAGAGAGCGCGGTAGCTGACTCCCGTCTCTCCATCTGCGACCAGTTCTACTTGATTCCCGGATCCACTAGCGAGTCCAGAACCAGTTCGTCCTTGATGTGGCAACACCGTGGGAGTGTTCGCTGACGTGTTCGCCGCTACAAGAGCGGGTCCACCGGAGAACTGATCAGACCTAAATTGATTGCCATTGTACTCCCACCTATTGACGCCAGCGATAGCAACCACCAAAACATCGGGGCCAGATAAGAAGAAACCTGTATTAGGATCAGACGCGAAACTATAAGAAGGTGCAGGAGCAGAACCGTCAGGAGCTAACAGTGGAAATGAGATACTGACTGTAATTGGATTGCCTGCTCCACCATCAACAATGTTGATATTAGTTCCAGCAGTAAGAATTCGCTCGTTCGGAAGAACCGCATTCGGAGTAACCGTAATGAACGTCGCATCCAGTCCCAGTGCTGAACCCGCTAAGTCAGTAGCTGAGACTCTTCTACTATCGTCTTTCCCAGCTATAGTCTGAGTGAGTTCTAACTGTTCATTTCCAGTCAGCGGAAGAACTGCTTGAGGTAGATCTGAAATCTTTACAGTCATATTACAATTCCCACGGCGGAATTCCGCCATCTGGAGCCTGTTCTATCTGACGATATTCACCAGACTCTGTCACACGAACATTCGCGTCTACGCCAGCAGTTCCGCGTACGACACCTAAGAATAAAGTCGGATCTGGTGTAATCACATTGTCTACTGGTCTATCTGGCCGAACATACAGCAGATTAATCTCTTCAGTCGGTCGTGCAGCCAAACGATATGGATCGTACTCATCCAGATCGTCAAGACACACCATCAACCCTGGAGCATTGGGATCACTATACAAATCTTCAAGCTTCATCTTTCGGCTGCATCTCGCGCAGATACCAAGACCGAAGGTTGACGCGCCAGAAGGATCTATAAAGATGCTCACCTTGTATATACCCCTATTCTTGGGGTCAACATAACTGGAGAACCGTCATCCTCTCCAGTCCATACATTCTTGGCTTCAATTAGAAAATCATTATCAAGTATCGTAAGACGACTGATGTCAGCCTCCGGTATCTCACGTACAAGTTTCCGCGCTAGATCACAGATGACAAACTCATACCACCTCTGCGGAACTTCAATTTCTTGCACCATCGTACCGACATCCTGAATCTGACGTTTGATATACAGGACATACTGAAAGAACGTGAACTGCGTATCAGGCGGAGGCCAGACTGTTGCAATCTGCCGTCCACCCTGAGCGGCTGCAGATTTGTCGTACCAGAACTCTGTCGGCCTACTCAGAAACGTCTTATCTGGAAGATTGCTGTAGCTATCCAGGTTGATCTTCGGCATCGGTATTTCGTTCGCTGTATTACCAACGAAGAACTCAGCAACATCTAGCACAGTCGTACCGTTCGCCTGTAGACGAATGAATGCCCACGGAATCTGCTGTTCCAAATCAATCCAGAACCAATCACCAGCGACAGCCGCAAGTTCTGCGTTCACATATAGATCTGTGAACGTTATTCCATCCTGTGACCCTTGAATAGTTATATCCCAGGTCGCAGTCGCATTGAAGAAGATGCCATAGTTATCGGCTTGAACCGGGCCTCCCGTAGTAAACTGAACCTGAATGAATCCAGCAGGAGCCACCTGAATACACGCAGACAAAAGATTACCGTCAAACGCATTATCTGCAACTCCTTCACTCGCTGTATTCGTTCCCAGGGTTCTGTTGAGATCACGGATATTCATTTCCATAACATCCACTGACCCGACTGGCAACGGAACAGAACGCTCTCCACGATATATGGGCAAGATAGTCTTCTCAATTACCCACAGAGGAATTCCGTACGAAGCAAGAGAAGACAGATTCAAGAACAGCAAATCTAGAGCAGTATCTAGATGCTCACTCCCCATCGCCTGAGGAGGAATCTTACACCGACGAGCGGCATGATCAATCACCTTCCTCGTTTCGAAGACTGTCTGTCCTACTGTTCCTGAAGTTGCCATTACTTACTTCCCGTGATACGGACACATCTTTCCACCCTTCATCATATACTTCTTTCCGCCCTTCTCGTAGTACGTCTTTCCGCCTTTCTTCATCTCGACGTATCCACCCTTCTTGAAGCCAGCCAGCATCCTCTTCGTTCCGCCAGCCTCAATCTCTGCTTGATTACGACCCTTCCTTGCTGGTTGAACACCATGATCCATGGCGTCTTGCTTACTTGTCTTCATTACGAATTCGCCGGACGTATTCACCTGTCCACCCTTCGCGAATCCCATCGCCTCGCCGTGACTTTCAACTCCGACTCCGGGTTGTGCGCCTTTCTTGAAACCTTCCATCTTCTTTCTCCTGTTAAGCAGTAATCATCCGATCAGCCCGGTAGCTTGAAGGTCGGCAATCAGGGCTGCCAATACATTATTGTTATTGAGGGTAGTTGCCGAAGCAGATGCCAAAAGAGCCCGAGATTCTACAATCGTAGCCGCTCGTGAGTAGGCAGCCGATTGGGAGACTGGCGTACTCGTGTAGAACCCTATTTGTCGAGCAGCGGCAGTCTCTCTAACTGCTATGCAACTCAATCCGCCAGCGATGAGATCCAACTGATCAGCGACAGCCGATCCGATTCCTGTGTCTATATCAGACCTTCTCGGTGTGAATACTGGATTCGTACTAGACGTAGCTTCATTTAGCATGGCGGGCGACGCACCGCCAGAGTTGGCAGCAAACGAATCCCCTGAGAGGAACCATCTTTGTGTACCCGCTATTGATATGCCTAAATTATCGTCAATTCCTTCAAAGAAGCCCGTATCACCGTCACCAAAAGCAAGTGATGGTAATGCTGCGCTACCGAGTAACGCAAAGGGAGATACGATAAATTGATCTTCGGAACTTTCTATCGCTCGTACGATCTCTATACCGCCAGCGATCAAGGAAACTGCATCAGCTCCAGGCGAACCGAGGCCAGTATCAGTATCAGAGGATTGAGGATGTATGTTTGGAGTGGCCGGGCTTGTTGCTACATTTCTCAGTCCTGGTGTGCCAGCGGCAATACCACGAAGCTGATTAACGGCAAATTCAAACGTGTTGACTCCAGCAATAGCTATGGCCAAGGCATCGTCACTGGATTCATAAAATCCTGTATCACCATCACCAAATGCTAGTGTTGGTGTTACTGGATCATTAGCTGATGGGAGAAGGAGAGAGTCTCCGTCCCATGACACAGAAGCACCGTCAGAAGTAAGAGTGATCGTACCGTCTACACCGGAGCCAGTAGCAACACCTCCCGAAATGACTACAGCTCCGCCATCTTGGTCGGTGCCGAAACCGGGACCACCGAGTAGCCTCGCTTGACCACCAGGACCTCCTACAGTTGCCGTCCCACCTTCAACCTCTGCGAAGCCCGGTTGAGTGTCGCTCTCGCCACCGTAGAGGTGAGCGTTGCCACCAGAGCCTGATCCACCACCTTGACCTCCGCCAAAGAGCAGAAGATCGCCGCCGACTGCGGATCCGCCAGAACCGGCAGCATATCCACCCCAAAGTTCTAAGTCTCCTGCGGGTCCGTCAAAAGTACGTCCGACACCGTATATTGCTGTGAGGCCTGGGATAAGAACTTGCAGTCCAGCATCAGCGGTGAGACCAACCGTAGTGTTAACGAAGAAGTTTCCGCTCTTGCCGGGACCAGCGGCTCCGCCTGCGCCAACTTCAAAGAGTATGTCACCGCCAGCACCAGTGAAGAACCCGACACCTGATTTAATGCTTACGACACCACCGTCGCCGGTCGTTGCTACTGAAGAACCTGAAAGAATATTTACATCACCGCCGATACCTGTTGCGCCGACACCTGAATCGCCTGAGGACAGGTCCAGATCACCACCGTCAGCAGCAGGGTCAGTGCCAGCAGTGATAGAAATCGGCGGTAGTAGCGTATTATTATTGACAATAAAACTACCTCGTGTGTCTATTTCAACTAATCCGAGTGCTTCCTGAATTCTTAGTCCCTCGACGCCACCTCCGATCAACGATACTGCGTCGTTCGCACCTTTACCAATTCCCGTATTTGCATCACCTCTTTCTACGCAGATACTAGGTACGGTCGCAGATCCAAATGTATTGAATAAGATCGGTCCATCACTGTGATCGGCAAAGAACGAACCACCGAGGAAATGCCATGATCGAACATTAGCGGCGATGAACTGAACTTCATTGGAACCTGTCCATCTGAATCCGGTGTCAGGATCTGCAAGGCCGGTAAGCTCAGGAACTGTTGAGGAACCTGACGCGATTATTGCGAATTGATTATTGCTTGCTAATTCTGTAGCGCGAGCTATCTCCACTCCACCTGCGATCAGTGAAAGTTGATCAGCACCCGCATTGCGGATACCAGTATTACGGTCTGTGAGAAAAACAAGTCCCGGTTCGCCGACCGATCCACTGGTAACTAGGAATTGTTCGTCGTCGGCATCTGCTCTTGCAATAAGAAACCCGGCAGCGATGATATCCAGACGGTCATTGCCAGCGTACATCAGTCCGGTTCCCGTCGAGCTTGCAAACGAGATTGATGGTGCGGCCAAAGTTCCGTCCGGTGCTTGAATTTGCCCAAAAGTTTGTAAGGTAATTACAGCCGCAGCTTCAGTGACACGAATGCCTTCAACACCACCTGCGGCCAATGAAAGCTGATCGGCAGCCACATTGAAAACACCAGTGTCGTCATCGGCAGAAAACGAATAAGTTGGTGCCCCTACAGCACCAGCATTGAGCAACAGGGGATCAGTGACCCCCGGAAGAAGCGTGAGAAGTTGTGTAACCGTTAATTTTTTGTCTCGCGTGTCTCCGCTCTGACGCACACCAAATAAATCAGTGACCGCCGGAACAGTTACAGCAACGAGATTAGGTATAGTTGAATTAGCCATTTTAGTTCTCCACTAGACGCAAGTCTGCAGTCGCGTCATCAATAAGAAGATTATCCCCATTGTCGTCAATGAGAAAAAGATTGGGGACGACACTCTGTCCCAACAAACGGAAGTCTGCAGCTACATCGTCAATGAGTAAAAAATCTCCACCATCGTCGATGAGAAGAATATCATCTCCAATGGGCGGAGGTGGTCCTGGTGGGGTGACACTATCACTAGTCACAAGAGCGGCAGTGACCGAGGTTCCGGTCACTCCGCTTCCAGTTACGCCAGACATCAGACGAGTCCGGCTTGTGCGACCCTCAGGACTGCTGTACCCGTACCAGAGTTAGTTAGCAGTCTACAGGCGGTGACAGGAGAGATAAATGTACCCTCATCGTCAGCCGTTATGTTAGTTATATCTGGATGGGGGGTCCAGGCGAAAGGTCCAGGGTACTCACCGAAGATGTCGTCAAACGTGTATTGCAACGTGACGTTGACGGTTCCAGTAATCTCTACTCCTACGCTTACTTGGAATGGAGAGATGTACTGGTCCAACACAATGATTGCAGATGCTCCAGTCAGTTGAGTTCCTATTGTAACAGTGGATCCAACAAGCGCATCAACCGAGATGCGAGTTACTGTCGCGAAGTTCTGTACAGTGGTAACTGTCGTATTATTAGGACCAACAATAGTCTCGAAGATCTGATCTCCAGCATCAGTAGTACCTTCAATGCGAAAGTTGATGAGTAAGAGATTGCCACCAGAGGTAATATCCAAGAACCGTTGAGAACCTAACTGTGCAACTCCATTAGCATCAACGAGAGCGCCATTGAGCGACAGATCGGCAGGCCCAGTTGTAGTCTGAGCTTCGCACACTCCATCTGCATCAGGCGCAGGTAACTGTCGTGTAATTGAAATGGGTCTCATGACGTTTCTCCTTAGCGTGAACCACCGAAGAGAACGTAGTCGACATCCAGTGTCTTCGCTGCGCCATCAGCACCATCGGAGAACAAGAATCCAGGATTCAATCCGAGCGCTGTCAGATTCGCTCCTGGGGTCACAGTTCCGCCACCACCGACAACTCCATCTGGGCTAACGAACTGACCAGAAACTTTGTCAATGCCATCCCAGTACAGAGCAGCCTCGTACCACGTATCCGCGACGAGAGAACCGAGTGGAGTTGTTGACGTACCTCCAGCAGCGGCAATCGAAACCAGATTGAGAACATCAGAAACATCATCTGATCTTAAGAAGACACCATCAAGCGGAGCTACCGTTTCATCGAACGGAGTAAAGCCGAAGACGAGAATGGTATTGAGCGGATCATCGATCCTGAAACGAATACCGAACCACGCTTCCGCACCAACTGCGATCCCGAATGTATCCACGCCAGCAAGCTGAAGTGAAAGTTTGTTTCCGTCGGTTGCCGCTCCTGCGGAAACCTGTTGAAGAACGCCGCTGGAACTGAGGGGGAAGACGTCGCCGCCAACTCCCGCACCGATTACGAGATCGGTCCAGTCTGCGATCTGTGTAGCTTGACCAAAGTCCTCAACCGATAACTGCGCACCTGGGAGAGGAAGAGGAACGGCATTCAAAACACTGTTGTCTTTCGCAGTGCCGAC